GAGTTCTTCAATACACTTACCGGTGGCAACCTCCATGAGGCACCATTTCTTAACGCCGCGTTGCTTAACTTCATACACGCCAGCGATGTTAGGTTCTTTAGAATAATCCACCACTTCCAGCTTGGAGCGGTAAACCATCTTCACTCGCACCCGTGTACCCACAGAATAGGTTACATGCAGCAGCGCGACGAACGAATCGTCATCTGCTCGTACACGTATCTCATCGCCGGGGTTCATCTTGGCTGCGACATTCACCCACAGTGTGGGGTCTTCAAGTTGTGCATCGGTAAGCTGTGCAGAAACCGTAGCATCAAACTGCTGATACCGGTGCTGCGCAAGTCCGAAGTCTTCTCGTCTTAGTGCGTCCATAATATTCTCCAAAAAGAGCCAACGATCCTGTTGGCTAAAGGGGAATCCTTAAATGCAACGGAGGCCCGAAGGCCCCCGTTACGCTGAGGGTTAGTCAGTATCGGTTGCAGTGATTGCAGTACCGTCTGACAGATCAGCTGCACCATCGGTTGCGACAGATGTAACGATATACATCTGCACAGCGACCGGTGAAGCATCTGAGTCCACGCCCATCACGACATCGCCGACCTTCATACCGAGGTCGAAACCATCGGTAATGTAGCCAGTGAAACGAACCACGGTGGCAGCATCAGTGCTGGTGTACCACCACAATGCGCCGCCAGCTGCGCCAACAGACTGAGCGATTAAGCGAGGGGGATTGCTAGTTGCGTATGCCATCAGTCAAGCCCTCCTTAGGACAATGCGGAATCGTCATGTAGCATTTTCACTACACCACTGTTCTGCAAAAGTTTAGAACCCATGTAAGTAGAACAACGCGCCCAAGACTTGTCGTTTTTCTCATCATAGCCCACGAAGGTTTTCAGGCCCTCGGTGTCACATGCGTGACCGATCGCGTTCTTGTTATACATGTAACAAGTAGACGAAGAGGTACCCACACCCGGAAGTCCAGCGTCAACAATCCAGTTAACACCATACCAGTTGAAAGCACGCGACTTGCTAATGTTTTCAAACGGTTGCTGTTGGATGTAGTCAGCTGAAGTGAATTGGTTCAGACCCATGAGGTAGCCATGGAACGCTGGAGTGATCAGTGCGAACACATCGTCTCCCTCGGTCGCAAAGGCGTTGCCCAGCTTGGTCTTAGCCGTGGTAACCAGAAGCAGTGTAGCAACGGCTGCGGCGCCCCAAGTGACGGTACCGGTAGTCAGTGCAGCGTGGATGTCGGTGTCAATCTTGCGATTGATAACGGCCATCGACGTTTCCTGCATGATACGGCGACCCTCACCCTGAGATGCATACAGGTTGAAGTTGCTTCGTTCTGGAACGTCATGCCACTCTTTGAGCGTGGCGGTGAATTGGTTCAGGTTATCAGGGCGAGTTGGAATATCACCGTTGATACCTCGTGTAACTGCGGATGCGCCGCCTGAGTCAGCTACGAGGAATGTTGCATCGTTGCCATTGATCTCAGTCTCGGTGATCACGGTGCGTCGTGCTAACGACTGCCGCTTCTCGAAACCTCGAACGAACTCTTGACGGAACATCTCCTGAAAGGCGCTATCGGCCATGGGAGTATCCTCGAAAAGTTAAGTTTAAGTTTACCGTTCGTTTCGAGTTGGCCGTCAATTGTCGCCGCGGGTTAGCTCTGGTGTGGAGGGCCGCTAAACTCAATCAGGGGTCGTTAGTGATCGGTCACCTGCGAATATAACAAATCACAGGGGCGTGTCAAGCCCCTGCCTTCATCGCGTCCCTAGCCGTATACAGCTGCTGGAGACGCTGTTGTGCTGCTTGATCCTTGAACCATTCATTGTGACCCATGCGCGCCTCGAGCTTGCCGATCTCATCAGAGACAGCCTGCACAGGGTTGTTCGCGTTGGGCACAACGGTGCCGGCTGGGTTGAGCTTGCGCGCCATATCAGCGAAGAAGACCATCACCTCAGGGCTGTTGAACATGCCGGTGCCATCAGCCATCCGGGCACCTTCAACGTCAGCGCGCACAGTCTCTGGCAGGTTAGCCAGCAGTCCCTGCACCATGTTGATATTCGTGTCGTAGTCAGCGCCCCATGAATCCTTGAGCATGCGGGTGGTCTGCTGTGTATCCACACCATCCTGCTGCTGCATCTTGTGGGCTTCGATCTCGCGAGCCTTGAGGAACGCGTTGGTCATGTCTGACATCGCAGCGGCTGGGAGGTTGCGCTTGTGAGCCACCTCGAACACAGGGGTCAGGATGGCGCCGTCTTCCTCGCCCAGCACCAGACCGTCCTCGAGTGTTAGCTTGTAGTCTGCTGCGACAGCAGGGACGTCGTTGGCGGTGCGCCAGTCAGCCATCTGCTCGTCGGTGGGGTTCTCAGGCAGGCCGTTGGAGATCTCACCCGTGCGGATCCGGTCCTGCGCGCTGAAGTAATTCTTAGCCAGTGTGCCCGGATCCAGCACGCGCTCGAGTTGACCGGCGCGCTTGGTGGCGTCGTCACCCTCGAAGCCTGCAGCTGAGATCAGGTCGCTACGCCACGTATCGGGGGCATCGGCAAAGTAGTTGGCCGGTACCGCTGCGTCGGGTACCGCTGCGTCGGGTGTTGGGGTTGCGTCGGGTGCTGGTGCTAGTTCTGGGGCTGCATCACTCATCTTGTTTACCTGCTGGGAGTTTAGTGTACTTAAGCAGCTGCTGACCTACGTATGCGCGTCCTGCGAGAAACGATGACTGGTCAAAGCTGCCGGGGATGTAAGGCATATCGAATGCCCGGGATAATTTCTTTATGACGACCTCGAGCACCAGCACCTGCTGATCAGCAGACGCCTCGCCCTTGGCCAGCATCTTGATAGCCACATGCTCTTGCTTGGTGAGCCGTGCGACGTCGAAGGCCTGTGGTGCGTCAAGCATGGGCCGTGTCCTTCAGCATCGTCGAGGCCTTGGCCTTCGTGACCATGCTCCCGTACAACGGGGAGGACAGCCTTTGGGCGATGGTCTTCAACGCAGCGCGACGCTCGTTCCGCCCACAATCGGCGAACGCTTTGTACTCAGCCGAATGGGCGAGCAGCTCCTCTTCGAACCTGAAGCTCGTGTCGTGCAGGTACCTGTGCCACCACTGCTCAACACCAATGGTGTCCTGTCGCGTGGAGTGCATGGTCTCGTGGGCAACGAGCGGCTCGGACAATGGTGTGTTGGAGCTGACATAGATCACATCGCCGTAGCAGAAGATGATCCCTGTCTTTCTGGCACTGGGGAACACCGCTGCTATCTGGTCGAAATTGGGAGGTCTCTTGCCATATTCAATCTTCACGCTACGGCCTCCTGAGCGCTTGTAGCGGCTTGTGCGGCGCTATCTACCATCTCGATAGCCTGTGCAGCCTGCTGCGCCTGAGCGTCGGCCTCACGGCCCTCCATGACGGATTCAACGCTGTTGAGCCACTTGGTAGGTGCACCGATGCCTGATATTGCGTCGCGGATCGCTTCGTCGAAGTCCACATTCTGCACGACGCCTTGGTCGTATTCCGCAGCTTCGCTGAGCAGTCGTGACATCTGGGAGAACCGTGTCGCTTTCTCTTCCTCCTGACTCGCGGTCAGTGGTGAGGTGAACTCGAACTCCACGTCCTGATCGACCAGCGACTCGGGGATGTCGTACTCTGACCCCAGCATGCCCATGGACATTGCCAGCTCGAACGCTGTCTCACATAGACTGCCGTTGTATTCAGCCTCGATGGGAGCGAACAGCGGCAGGTTCTCACGCCGGTATTGCTTCATGCGCTCAGCAACCTCGTACGCAGTCATCTCGTGCGTGGTCGGTGGCAGGGTGATCTTGTTCAGGTAGAACGCGCTGCTGAGCACCTCGACGATGCCCTGCCTCATGTCCGCACCGATGGGGAAGCCGCCGCGGTCCTGCTGCAGCGTGCGCAGCGAGGCGCCCAGCTTCTCATCGTATTCCTTGTCGACCCATGTGATGCCGTCGGGGGTGAGGTCCACGTCACCGCGAACGACCGCCGATGTGGCAATGATGGGTGGTCTGGCGTAGCGCTCGCTGGCTTCAAGCAGCGTGTGCGTCATGGCCTGCAGCGATCGTGCGTCCGGTAGCCCAACCACGGTGGCGGGTGAGTAGGCGTAGGGGGATCCTGCGATCGTCTGGAACCGCGGCACCACGTACATGAAGTGGTTCATCGGGACGTCTTCGATCAGGTGGTTGTGCCCCTTGTCGACGAAGATGCTGACCCAAGGGTGCTTCTCGGTCATCTGGTCGTCACCGTACATACTGGTGGGGATCACAATGTGGTAGATGTCCGCCTCTTTGAACGGTGTTTGCTTGGCGTTCTTGACGATGGTGGGGTGACACGCGTCACCGAAGATGTTGA